GCTTCAAATGTCCAGCGAGCAGACAACTTACGTGTCTTAGCTTCGACTGTTTGTTTCAAGATTTGAATGCTTAGTCTGTTACCTGCTACGCCTTCTAAAGCTGCTGTAGAAGCTGCCTTATCAGAACCAGATACACCAGAATAGCCTTCAGCAATCTTGAATGGGCTTAGTGCCTCATCGCCAGCTGTAGTGTTACCACCAGCAGAACCACTGAATGTGTCGCTGTAGCGAACACGTAGAGTATGGATCTGACCAACTGGGCCTGTCATTGGTTGTACACCAACTAGTTCATTAGCAATGACTGTTGGCATTACACGTCTGATCACAGGTAGGATCACACGATTTAGGGTTGCAACGTTACCGGCGGAAGTAGCACCAGCTGTAGCACTCTCTGCCAAATACTTGCGGGTATTCTCTAGAGTAGTTGCCATAACTGTACGCTTGTTACCTTGTAGGCCTTCTAATAGAGCCTCTTTAGTTTCCGACCAGCGTGACTCGAGTAGTTGTGACATATTTGTTCTCCTTAAACTTTAAGTCCCGCAAGCCTGCGGATGTCAAAAATTTCTGCGGTTTTTTCTTCTTTACCGCTAGATTGTGGTGCCTGTTTATCGCCTGTAATTTCTTTAGCCTCTGAGAGTACTTTCTTCGCCGGTGTACCGCCATTCATTACTGCTGGCATATACTTGTCGAAAGCTGTACGTAGCTTTTCAGTTTGAACTGATTCTAATAGACTGCTCATTACTTCACGCTTATCTCCAGTCAACGGGCCTAGCAATTCGCTCATAACTTCCTTGCGTTGGTTGTTTTCTTTGATAATACGTAGTTCACGTTCTTTGCTTTCTACTAGTGATTGTGCTTCTGCAACAACTTTTGCTGCTTCTTCTAGCTCTGCTTCTTTGGTAGCAACTACCTTTAGAAGTTTTGCTGTTTCAGATTTCTCATTTAGGTGAGATGCAGCATACTCGCTTGCGAAAGATTCAAAAATTCTGCGACCAAAGTCATTTCTACGAGCTGCATCAATGTCTTCACGTAGTTGAGACATTTCAGTGCGTAGACCGCCCTGAACTGTTTCTGCAACCATTGTAGAAGCTTTGCTAATAAATTCTTTCTTGAGAGATTCGAACTTAGCCTTAGACTCACGTACTAAACGTACTTTAGTTTCAGCTAGGTCTTTCTTATCTGTGTGGAATTCTGCGATTTCTTTCGCTAGAGCATCCACAATAAAAGATTCTAGTTTAGCAACATTGTTGGCAACTTGCTTACGATCTTCGTGTAGTTCTGCAAGTTCTTTCTTAAGATTTGAAAGAACAAATGATTCCATTGCTGCGGAATCGTCTTTCATCTTTTGAACATAACGAGCACGAGCTTCAATTAGACCTTGGCGATCTTCTGCAAGTTCGCCTAATTCTGCTTGTAAACGATCAGTTAGCATAGCTTCAACAGCTTCTACCATTGCTGATTTATCGTGTTCGTATTTTTGTGCAAATTCTTCACGTAGTGTAGCAGTGACTTGCTCACGGTTTTCTTGAATTCTGCTTTCCCAAGCAGTTTCAATTTCCGATTTGATTTCTTCGGAAATCACATTGTTTTCGAACAATTGTTTTACGATGTCTAGCATTGTGATTCTCCTACTGTTATTTGAGTCCAGCGATTATTCGCTTAAGACCCTCTGCTAAGTATTTTTGTGCCTGTGGGTCGCCTTTAACTTCTTGTGCAATTCTATAAGCCTGATAGCCACCTGTGTTATTCATTAGGTGTTCATAAACTGGTGTTGGATAAGCGCCTGGTGCGCTAGGTTGAGCAACAACGTCAACTGTAATAATTTCAAACCCGTTAACTTTTCCTTCGTTATCAACTTCACCTGATCCACGAGAGGAAACGCCAAGTTTAACTCCTGACTCCAACATTGTCTGTACTAATTGACCCATTGGAGTTGGGAGGATTTTAAGTTTTCCGTAGCCGTTAGGACCATCCATCAACCTCTTGGTAATCATCTGACTAACACGATCTAGATTGATTCTTAAATCCTGCGGGTGATCAACTTCGCCTACCACTGAATATCCGCCAGCGATCTGTTCGTTGAGAGTCTTGACAGCCCTGCCAATTTCTTGAGAAGAATAAACACGTTGATTTGCATTGCGAATGTCGCCCTGAATGCAAATCCCGTTTAGATAAAGGCTCTTACTCGAGCCTTCACCTTCACTCTCAAGGACAATCTTAGCCTGGTCGAAACTCAAATTTTCTGCTAGGGTAGATCTCACGTTAGTGTCCTATTATCTACGACCACGGAAAAGGCTTTGCTTGTTGTCAGCTGATTCTTTTGCACCAGCTTTCTCAGCACCGTGTCCTGGCTCTTTCTTGCTAAAAGCATTTCCTGCTTTGCCGCCTGGCACGTTAATATTACCAGCGTTGTCTTCTGTTGGCTTTTGCTTGATTAAGCTAGAACCTTGCAATTGGCCTTTGTTTGCTTCAACGCCGCTTTCTGTTTTGCTTTGAGCGATGTTAGAAGCTGTACCGCCCATATCATTCTTACCAGCTACGATTGACTTGGTATTTTCACCGTTATCACCCATTTTTGCTGGAGCAACTTTTTCTACGTATTCACGAACTGTTTCTAGATCGTTGATATCGTCTTTCATTTCTTCGTCGTCACCGCCCATTTCGTCACCGAAATCGTCGCCGTGTTCTTTACCTTCAATACCTTTTAGCTCGTCAAACTTAGCTTGTA